CACTCTATTACGTTGGCGCTTGGTCAAGGGTTTGTTGCTAACTAAACGATTCATAGTATTTTCGATCTGGAGGCGCGACCTCCCTTTAATGTAGATCGTTTAGTTAATGTTGGAATCACACAGTTCTATGGCCGGCGAGCTGCCAGTCCTTCTCACGGGAGGACTCCGGCCTTTATTTAACGACGATGGCTCGTCAAGTGAAGTCTACTTCCGGGGGGCACCCTTAGGTGGTCCCGCCTTCGGAGGTCGAGGGTTCTTCCGGTTCTTGTGCTCGTCCCTCCGAGGCTTATGTGAAGCTTGAGGGTGTGAGCCTTTAGGGCCGGAAGTGTAGACTTTGCCCCTATTGGAGGGGTGGGATGTGACCGAATTCGCGAGCATTCGGGGATTAGGAGGGCGCTTGGCATCACGCTTCTGAGGGCTGGGCTGCGTGGTATTGTTGGGCGGAATGAAATTAAATCCCTGCTTGGGATCATTGGGCAAGCGCTGTACGAACTTAGGTTTAGGGTGAGCTCGAGCATCTTTAGGTCGGTCATAAGATTTAGTATAACCAGGAGGAGTGAAATGCTTGTTCTTCTCCTTAGCTTGATCCTCATTGAGGTAGCCTCTCTGGTCTACTAAACGAAATGTACCGCCATGCTTATCTTTAACCCATTCCATAGTTGCCGGGCGTGCTGGGGATGTGTTTTGTTTCGTACCCCAGCTATCTGTGACTTTTCTTGGGGTGGCCTTCTTCCATCCTGGTTCAGGAGCATCTGTGATGTCGTGCGTCACTTGAGGCGGATGTGTCGTAATTTCGGCTCTTTTGATATCATCCGTAGTCGGCAATTGATCGAGAATTGCTTGAAAGATGTGACTGCCCTGTTTGTCATTAACACTGCTGAGGGCAGGTGGAACTAGATTGTGTGCGTCCACCACATCTTGGGTATAAGTAGCATCGGGGTCATTGAAATCAACGGCGGGTTCAGTAGGCGGGATTTCAGTCGTTTCTTGGAGTATTACGTCACCAACGATGCACGGTATTTTAGATTCGGGGGGTTTGATGGGCTCGGGGGTGCAGAGTGGGGCGCGGAACAACTCATAAGGGTCGCCATTTCTAACGGCACCTCTAATCCATTTCCTGAAACGTTCAATGTCAAAATCTGGAATGAAATCGAGGAATAGACCAATCATCCACCCGGAGTCCTCATTGGGCCAATTAGTATCGGTGGAGTGTTTGCCGTCCCAAGAGGTGAAGACACCATCGCGAGTTCCCAAGAGCAACTCGGCGGCCTGCATAATTTCGCCTACCACGGGAGTATTCTTATCCATACGGTAATACCCGGAGGCACGTTCTGCAAATCTGGTAACAGGGTCATGCAACTTATAAGGACCGGTCCACAATTTCGCTAAGCATCTGGCTGGATTGCACATAGAACTAGGATCACCAAACCAGACGTCAGGTCCAAATTGTCTATTAAGGAATTCAACTCCCACTTTGCCTCTCTCTATTACCTTGAGGGTATAATCCTGGGACATCATACGAGCGCTAAGTAACAGCGCTTGAGGATCGACGTCTCCCGTAAGACTGTCGTCGCCACCATAAAGTCCTAAATTGTCCCATGCTTCTTGTGGAGTGAGTGTAAAGCCGTTAATATGTGTATTCCGCCACGCGCAGTAATCTATGAAGGCGGTAAGAACAGAGTTGAAATCAGATGTTTCTAGTGATCCTGATCCTCTGGTCATGTCTGAATAGTATCTTCTGCCCATGGAAGTAACTCCCGGTTGGGCAATTTGTTTGTCCATGACCTCATTCAACTCTTTGTGGTAAGAAGTATTAAAGAATCGCAACATGCACATGCGCTCGAGTATTCGGGCCCTTCTCTTAACATGGCCGTCGAACCGGTTCCCATCCGCCAACGCGCATCGCCTAGCTTGTCCTAGGATCTTACAAACGCGCTCCGCTATTTCTTTCGGAGTCTTATTGAAGGCGTACCAATCAGCTTGTTTCATTACACCTTCGTGAAAGGCATACATGAATGTAGAATATTTAAGCTTGGTAGCGGGAATGGACTGAGAGATATTACGTGGGTCAGAGGGCTTGAGGGCGGCCTCCTTCTTAATGAAGGCCTCAAACTTGTCATTACAGTTGTCACCTGTGAATGTCGCTCTTGCTAAGTTGCCTCTCTGGCTTGGTCTCGATTGCTTCTCCCAAACGTAATCGAAATCAACTGGTTCGCCATAATTATAAACAGGTATTAACAGTTCAACGAACTCTGTCATATAGCGAGCGAGGGTCGGGGGTATGACGTCTTCGAACTGAGGCGTGAATGCTTCTACTCTACCTGAAATGCTTCGATCATCGGTGGCTAAGCTATTTACATAAGTATATGCCGGGCCGATGAGAGGGGAGCCAAACGCCTCCAATGGAGCTTGAGCGTCGTAGTCGTGCTTGCAAAATCTTATGGGGATCAAACCGACTTCAGGAGCATGGACGACAGGAGGTGCGAATGGAACGAGGCTTCGTGTATAATGGGCAATAATGGCCGCATGCCCAGGTGGTAGGCGTTCAGTTGGTAAGCCTAGTGGGTCAGTTGGGGCTATGTTGCTAGCGACCATGGATGGAGTGATGGCCACTTTGGCAGCTATGGCTACAGCTTTGACGGCATCAAACTCCGACTTGCGTAGGGTGACAGAGTTGTGATCTCCCAATATGGATATGCTTCGATAAAGGCCGTTTTGGCGTATAACGTCAAGAACCACGAATTCACCTATAACGGGGGCGAGGTGTTTAAGAAACTGGCCTTGTAAGACGAAGCGGACTGGTAGGTACCAAGGGATGATGAATTTGCCGATGACCGTTAGCAGGATGAGCGAATGGTTATTATCTATGCGCTTACGGTCGATATGGTATGCTGTGACGCTCTTATTCCATGAAAGTCGAGAATCGACTACAATGAATGTGTCACCTGTGTAATCCCAAACGTGATGGACGTATTCAGCCCCGCCACTTACTCTAAATTGGACGGTTGAATCAGCGAGGAATCTAAAAGTGTACTCGCCCTCAGAACATGAGGTCACGGTGGGTTGGAACGTAAAAACAAGATATGTTCCTGGGTGCCTGGCTAAGAGTTGTGGCATGTTTATATAGTGGTCTACATCCACCAAGATTCCAGCTTGACATGTGGAATCGAGGCTAAACTCAACAGGAGGCACGGCCAAATCTTTAGGCCAATAAAAGGAGCGATCGCCCTGGCGGTTATTTCGAACGTCAGCCATTGACATCTGAACATAATAGGGTTCGAGACCGAGGGCTTGAGCTATTAAAGCAGCAGTGGCACTACCGCAGTTGCGCATACTAGCACTAACTTGATGGGTGTGGTTTTTCGCGGGCTTGGCCTGGACGAGAGGGGTTTCAGTAAACACCTGTCTCTGCTGGCTCGACGTCAAGTTGGAACTGGTTAGTGTCGAGTGAATAAAGCGCGTGGCCCATTTGGCACCTATTGGACTAGTCAAACGATCGACTAGACCAGTCGCCAACCAGTGTCCGGAACGCATCAAGAAGTAGGAAAGGGTGGCATAACGCAGCTTTAAAAGGACTGACGCTAAAAGGCCGACGGGATTCACGAATGAAGCCGTTAGCAGAATTAGCGACAAGCAATCTAACGAGAGTCCTAATCTCGAGGGATACAGGGGTGCGAAGATTTCCCACATGCCCAATATTCCACTGTAGGCGCGAGGCGCGACAATAGGCGCTATTGCCATGGCAGTGGAAGTATGAGTACGGGTAGATAGAACGCAAGATTTAAGTATCTTAGTTAACATAGTTT